AAAAAAGTATGTTTATCTGAACGCAGAAAGAATCTTCGAAACGATAAAGCCTAAAGCATCATGAAATTGTCTAAATTTTTTATAGATTGTCTAAAGTGGATTATAAGACCGTGGATTCGGATTAGGCTTAAAAACGCTATTGGAGAAGATGGTGTTTCAAGACCATGTTATAAATACGTTGGAACTATTTGGGAATGGCACCAGTTAGGCTATTGGAAAGATTGGTATGATGGTCCAATACATCATTTTAGCCTTGGTCCGTTGCAGATTTATTGGTGCGACGTTGTTATATTATTACCATACTGAAGGGATTAATATGGGGTACTTAGAAGATAAAACTGTATATTTATGTGGAAATATAGCAAAAACAAAACATAAGGATTTTGGTGTAAAATGGCGCGATGATTTAACACCAATCTTGGAAGCTTCTTATGGAATTAATGTTATTAATCCATGTAAAAGTGGAGAAGGAGACACAGAATCTGATCATAAGAAGTTTATTTCTCTTATTAAGCGAGGAAAATATGATGTTGTTAAAAAAGAGTTTTATCGTGTAATCAGAAAAGACCTTCGGGCTGTAGATAAAGCAGATTTTTTAATTTTTTATCATATGCCAACAATGCCAACAGTTGGAAGCATACATGAAGTTATCAATGCTGTTGGACAGAAGAAGCCAGTATTAATTTTTGTTGAAAAGGATGATATTGATCATTTAAATCCTTGGCTATTGACATTAATTAAACCACAATGGCTATTTACAGATTGGAATGAAATGTTTGCATATTTAAAGAAAATAGATCATGGTGATTTAGATAGTAGTCATTGGTGGTAATATGAAAAAACATAAACACAAATTACTTGATTATTGTATTTGTGGTGCATTAGCGGAAGAACCGGACGAAAAATGTCCGAAACATGGAACCCCCTATCCGCTACAATGTATGATATGTGGACAGTTTATGAAACATACTAAGCCACGTATTTCCACATCCAATCTTGTAACTTACTAGGATTTGGCGTATTATAACTTCCAACATATTCTTTAAACCACAAACACCACCCTAACTGACCAGGACTTTTTGTAAGCAATGGAACAATATTTGGAGCACTATTTGCGTTGATTGTCAATCCATCGGCATCTTTTACCGTCTGCTTGGATGATATCCAATTATTAATTGTTATAGGACCGGATGTTCCGTTCGTATTTTCATCTCCTGTCCACTCACCAGAACTTCCACCATCGCATAGAATAATTCCCTTATATCCTAAATCTTTACGAATATATCTTGCCAATTCTTTTTGATAATTGATTGATGCGGAACGAGAAGGCTCAAGAAACAGGCTAATATATTCTGGAACAAATTTACCAAGCAAATCTTTCCAACAGGCTTTTTCATTTTCAAGCATCGTAGAACTATATAATTGTTCTGGAGTCATGTTTGTATGATTGGTTATTCCAAGAGAGGCAGATTGACCATTTCTAACAGATGGTTCATTTCCCAATACAACCCAAGTTCTAAATCCCCACGAACGAATCTGTTTTAGATTAGAAACAAATTCACCAGTAACCGTTCTTTGTGTTCTACCAGCAAAGCAATAAGGTCGAACCTGATCACCAACAACTCTTATTGTATTATATTTCTTTCTTAATGTAGCAGCATCGCTACTTCTAATTTGAGACAAATTAATCGTACAGCCCCAATCAGTCAATAATCCCTTCATTAATTCGTCTTTTGGTGGCAAATTAGGTTCACCCGTTCCGGCATTTAATAAATTTTTAATAAACTCAATTATTTTTTTAAAATAGTTCATAGAATTGCCTTTCTATTAGTATTTATTAAATAGTTTTATGAAACTATCTGTAAATGGATTGCAAGCAATGATGCAAAAAAGTGTTGTAGAATTGGTATTTATTCGTCGCCACGAAAAGCAAGGTTGGCCATTGGGCAGAAGAATGTTATGTACGCTAGACAAAGCACTGTTACTTTCTCTACCCGGCCGTATGACCTTAAACTTTAGAAATCCAACCCACCCACCCCCATATAATGCAAAAGCTTATAATCTTGTAGTAACTTGGGATATTTTCTGGCAGGACTTTAGAGCAATTCCAGTAGATTCCGTACAGGTTGTGTCTTTTTTTCCAACACACACAAAAAAAGAACAGGAAAAATTTTGGGCATATTTTAGTGCTCGTTTTCAAAACATGACAGCTTCTGATAAAGAGGCTTTTATGAAAAAAGCATAATTATCATATTTGATTTTTATACTTTATACATTAATTACTTTCATGAATGATTATATATTAGGAATTAATGACGTATTAAATCCCTTTCTACAAAAGACTATTCGATTTACAATTAATAATCAAATACACAAGGAAGGCAAATTTATACTTTATACTCACGGATATTTTTCTTTAAATTTTAATATTAAAAATTATCGTAAAAATAAAATAGAAATAATTAAACTTCCATTACCCTTTAATTACGAATTACATACAGAAGATGAATTATTATATTTTGATTATAGACTTCGAACATTTATTAAAGAACATAAAGATATCGAAAATTGTATTAAAAATATAAAAAACAAAGTATTGTCCCGATATTATGATAAAATATTAACAATAGAGGTATTATCGTGAGTGAAGAAAATAAGAAATTATATGCAATAAGCATTGTAACTGGCGAAATATTTACCATTGAAGAATCTGACGTAAAATTGTTATATAATTATCAAATTCCCCTTAAAACTCGGCCAAAGGGCAATTGTAAAAAATGCTACGGCAGAGGATATGTTGGCACAGATTCATCTACTAAACTATATTTACTTTGTCCATGCATAACAAAATGCACTATTGATGGATATTCGTCCCGCGAAATAACGATTGAAATGCCGCGATATTCATAAATAGTTAAAAGGATTTAATATTGAAAACATATACCTATCATAAGGAGTTTCGCGTTTTAATAGCTCAAGTTCTTAATGCTTTGGGTGATTTGGTAATTAAACGCCTTGAGGAAGACACCGAAGAAGGCGGAACTGACAGTATAAAAGTAAATTTGGTATATGCCCCAAAACAACGAGTCATTCACGATATGGTTAATTTGAATCAGCATATTCAATTGCCAACAATGGCTATAACCATGTCGAATATTCAATATGATAAAGATAGAGCATTTAATAAAATAATGGGATTTACGGTTAGCCAGAAATACCTTTCAGGCGGTGGAAGCTTTCCTGAACCTGTTCCCATGAAAATGAACCTTAATTTTAGCATTTTAAGTCGCTACCAAAGAGACTTGGATCAAATTTTAACATGTATTTTTTCAAATTTCTATCCATATATTGTTATTTCATACCGCCATCCCGATCTTGGACACGAAGTACGATGTGCAATCATGTGGAATGGTGATATAAATGTTACCTATCCAATAGACGTTGCCGCCAACGTTGCTTATAGAATTGTCGCAGATTCCAGTTTTACAGTCTATGGTTGGATTTATCGAAACGCTTCTAATCCTTATGGAATTATTCATAATATTCCAACAACATTTACAGCAGTTTCCAATCTTTTTGATAGTTATTATACGATGAAAACGTATGAAAGCTCAATAACTACCGATTATTTTGTAGTTTCTGGTCGTCCCCAAATTAAAAATATTGATCCATATATCGCCAACGTTGGGCTAAGTACAGAATCGTTCAACATTGTTGGAGATATGTATCAATTTGTAACTATGTTGGCCGTAAGTGGAACACCACAAGCAATATTTCCAGCATCTAGTTATCAATTGTTAAATCCATTTGTAGACAGTAAACGATTATCATCAGTTTATACTCCGTTTTCAGCAGTGCCATTACTTACAAGCCAGTGGACATATATAGACGAACAACACATGAGCTTTACATTACCAACACCAGAAACCAGCGGTTATGTAGATGTGTTTGCAATAAGTCCAATGGGTATAGGAAGGTTGACATTGGATAGCATTAGACCAGAATATAATCCATATCCAATTGGTTCAAGCGGATATAGCAGTTATGTTGGATATCAATTGCCAGTTGTGTCAGGAATACAGATAGTAGTATGATATTGATTTGTAATGAATTCTAATAAATATTTCAAAGCAGAGGATAATATATGGCAAAAACAGTATTAAAAGAGGCAGATATCATCCCGGGATATCGCGGTTCCACAATTACCACATCAGCAGGCAAATCATTTATTAATACCGTGATCGCCAAACTTCCATTTTCGTACCAAATTGTTGACAACATAACAGCATTAAATCCTAAATATGAAGTATTTTCCGATTTGTCGTCTGATCGTGATCTTCGTGTAAACCAGCAATCGGTTTTTAAAACAGATTTTGAAAATGAGGTAGGATTAGGATCACTTTTAGTTGATAAAAATTTTCAAAAATTCATGTATGCAAACCTTGATTTGGATAAAGTCAAAAGGTTGCAAGATTATAGAAAAATGTCTGGATATTCTACATTGGCAGATTGTTTGGACGAGATATGCGATGAAGTTTTTGTAGAAGATAAAGATGAAAAAATTGTAAATTTGAAAATTAAAGGCGATTATAGCAAGACAATTGAAGACGAAATTCAAAAAGAATGGGATCGATTTATTGATATTTTTGAATTTATGGATAAAGGTTGGCAATATGTTCGTCAATTGTTGATTGATGGCGAATTATTTTTTGAAAATGTCATTTCTGATGAAAAGCCTGAATATGGAATACTTGGAGCAGTTAGCATTCCGTGTGAATTAATCAATCCGTTTTATAAAAACGCACAAAACGATATTATTGAAGGATTTGCCCTTCGCAAGCCAGTTATTAACAAGCGTACTGAAAAGATGGATAAGGAAGAACTTATCATTTTTCAGAAGAATCAGGTTACATATATACATTCAGGAATGTGGAATGAAGATCGCACCATTCGTCTGCCATATATAGAAAATGCAAGACGAGCATATAAGCAACTTTCACTAATTGAAGATTCAATTGTTATTTATAGACTAGTACGAGCGCCAGAAAGATTAGCATTTCATGTTGATGTTGGCAATATGTCACCGCCTAAAGCCGAAGCATACATTAAAAGACTCATGCAGCAATATTGGGCAAAGAAAACATATGACACAACAACAGGAAGAATAACCAATGTTTATGATCCACAATCCATGCTTGATTCTTATTGGTTTCCAAAGAGACAGGGAACTGAAGGAACCAGAGTTGAAAGACTTGAAGGCGGTCATAATCTTGGACAGTTAGACGATCTATTATACTTTTTAAGACAGTTGTACAAGAGCATGAAGGTTCCAGTTGGGCGAATCAATCCAGAAGATGTTTATAAAGATGGAACTGAAATGACCCGCGAAGAATTACGATTTGCCAAGTTTTTGATTCGACTTCAAAAACAAATGGCCGCTGGACTTAAAGAAACATTTATTACACATTTGAAGCTTAGAAAAATATGGCAAAATTATAAACTTAAGGAAAGGCACTTAAAAGTATTATTTAATATGCCTACCATGTTTATGATGATGAAGCAGCAACAAATGTTTGATTTGAAATATAACAATTTTAATAACTTGAGCAACAACGAAGGCATTTCAAACTCGTTTGCCCAAAAGATGTATCTAGAATTGTCAGATGAGGAAATGGCAGTTAACAGAGAGTGGAGACGTAAGGATGCAGCATTGCAATATGAGTTGGAGCAGATTCTATCCAACGGCCCGGGGTGGAAAGAACAGATTCAGGCAATGAACGCTGCCACGGCAGAAATGGGCGCAGGCGGGGGAGGGATGCCAGCAGGAGGGGCCGAAGGAACCGAAACACCACCAGAGTTTGGACCAGCCCCCGCAGGAGCGGAAGAGCAACAACCAGAAGGGTTGCCTACACAAACTCCAGCAGCAACGCAAGCTCCAGCAACACAATCGACAGCCGCACCCGCAGTCGGAACAAAGCCAGCAGGCAAAACATAAGAGTCATTAAATTCAGAAAAATTATTATCTAATAATAAAAGATAATTATAATGTTGGTTTATACAAGCATTCTTTTTAAAAATACAATCTTTATCAAAGTAATTTAAAACAAATGTTGATTTTATTTCAACAATTAGATTCCATTTTGGTATATAAAAATCTGGCATATACAAATGTGATTTATTATCATAACCAATATACTTAATACTTTGTGGGTGATAATTGATTTCAGTTTCTTTTAAAATGTTATTTTGAAAAATATAATCAAGAAATTGTGGTTCATATCCTTGTAAATAAACAATTTTACCAGAAGGCAATATATATTTTTTTGGACAATTTAATGTTTTTTTAAGTTTGTTCCAACTAATTAATGTTGATGCTTCTTTGGTTCTATGTGGTATATTTTTAGTAATTTTTTGAAAATTTCTTTTGCTACAATTATATTTTTGTCTTATTTCAATACACGATAACTCGTTTTTATTATAATCGTTAATAATATTTTGTATTTGTTCATTTGTTAAAATTATTCTTTTCTTTATTGATTGATTTATTTTTAATTTCTTTTTATGTGGTTTAATATTATTTTTCCAAAGAATTCGTGAAATTGTAATATGATCACAATTATATCTTTTTCCAATTTCTGTTGTTGATAAATTTTGAATAGTGTATAATTTAATAATTTCGTCTACAGGTAGTTTATTTTGTTTACCAATTTTTTGATTAATAGTTTCTTTTCGATTACGGATTAGAATATTATTATCGTTTAATATTTTTCGAATTTTTAATAATCCACATTTATAAATATCTCTTAATTGGTCGAAACTATAATTTTGTTGATAAAGCGATATTAATTGGTTAATATCGGAAGAAGTTTGTAATAGGTGTTTTGACATACGGCTTTCCTTTCTAAATAGTCTTAGCAGGACAGCAACGAGCTTTCCCGTTGTTTCAAAGAAGTTACTAGCTTCTTTGATTACTGCTATAATTATTTAGTCTAAAACTAAATAATTCAACAAATAGGAGTCGAATATGCCCTATAAAAAATGTGGTAAAAAATGTGTTTGCAAGGCCGATACAGGCAAAAAGGTCGGTTGCACAAAGGGTTCTGTAAAAAAATATTTAGCAGCACTTCATGCCAATGTTAAAGAGAATATTTTTAATAAGATGTTTGATGACGTTTTAATAGAGTCTAGATAACATGTCTTCATATTATTCTAAAGGCATATATACTCCAAAACACCCTGAAAAGTATAAAGGCAGACATCCTATTGTTTATAGATCAGCACCTGAAAAACGACTAATGTTATTTGCTGATAATAATTCAAATATTATTTATTGGCAATCTGAATCGGTTCCAATACCTTATATTAAACCAACAGATGGCAAGCTTCATAGATATTATATTGATTTTACTTTTTTTCTTAAAGAGAAAGACGGTTCAATTTCTAAATATCTTATTGAATATAAACCATTTAAACAGACACAACTACCAATAAAGGGAAAAAAATCCGATAGATCATTTTTGATCGAACAGTTGGATTATGCAGTTAATCAGGCAAAATGGAAAGCAGGAAGAGAATTTGCCCGTTCCAACGGCATGAAATTTGTGGTATTGACTGAAAAAGATTTAGAACCCCTACTCTAAATTGATAAATATTTCAAATGCGACAACTTGAAGACATTTATTATTTAGATATATTATTGGAGAAGAAGATAGATCGCTTTCTTCCAATGATTCAAAAGTATCCACAATTGAGGGATAATCTTGGATTACGCGAATTTATACAATCTGCCATAGATACATTAAAGAAAGATGATCGAATTGTATGGTTTTTAACATGGCTACGTTTAATATCATTAATTAATTATCAATCAGCATTTATAGCAGAAGCAGAGGCATTAGCAAGAAGAACAGGTAAAACGACAGAACAAATAATATCAAGTGTAAAAGAATATTCTCCACATCATATACTTCGAAAGTTAGATCATTATTTTTCATTACATATACCAGAAATTGATAACAAGGTTTTTTCGATTAAAGATACTCCTTATATTATCGATGATTTTGAACAAATAGAGAAAAAGTATTATGAACAATTTGCCGGAACGATTTCACAAGAAGGAAATGATGAAATAATTATTAAATTTGCCGATGGGTGGGTTTGGGTTAATAACCATTCGCCAACATGTAGTGCTTCTGAACGCAAGGCCATGCAACACTGTGGAAACGAATATGGCCACAAAGAAGAAGGCGATGAAATATTTTCATTACGAGAACCGGTTACAATTGGTAATCGTACAGCATGGCGACCACATTTAACCTTTGTTGTCAACAACGGAACCATTAGAGAGGCTAAAGGCAAACAAAACGCCAAACCGGTTGATAAGTATCATCCATATATTGTTGAATTATTAAAATCAAATTATATTGATAAAATAGATTGTAGTGGAAGTTATGCACCACAAAATAATTTTAGTTTAAACGATTTAGACGAAAAAACAAAGCAAGAAATTTTTGAACTTAAAGGTGACGATTTTGAAAACGATGAACAAGCACAAATAGAAAAGAAGTTAAAAGAATTAGATGAGTATTATAAACAACATTTAAAACATTCATATGTTTCTTATGATGATTCTGGAGAAGGATTTTTCTATTCTGACGGTAGTTGCACTTTTGATTTTGATAATTTAGAATTTACAGATAAATGGAACAAATTAAAGTATCAAGATCGACATCAGATAACAAAAGATATAAATAAAATTTTACACATTTATGGAGATGTAGAATTAGACGAACAGAGACTATATGTTCAATTGCGTCCAGAAGAATCATATACTGATGCAGCAGAACAAATGGAACAAATTGGCGATACGTTGATTGCATATGAAAAAGGTGAATATAATGATGATTTTAATGAAATTATAAAATATTTTATTAGTCATGGATATGTTCGTGCAACCAAAGCACAAGAGCTTTTACAAACAATTGAGGACGAGTTTGATCATGTTTCATTAGACGATTTTACAGAAGGAAATATTGAAATTTCTTTTAAATATGACAATCCATCATCTACAGACAATGCAAATGCTAAGAAAGATGAAATAACAAACTATTTTATAAAAACTTCTATATTTGATAAGCTTATTAAAAGAGATGTTAAATTTAGAACGCCAGATACTAAACAGTTAAAATTCAAGCTTAACGAATCATCAAATTTAGAACATATAATTGATGATGTCGAATTTAGCGTATCTAATTATGGTAAAATTTTTATCAAGTTTAAAATTTTAAAAATACATGAAATGAACGATAAGGCTATACAAAAATTAACAATAATATTAAATTATATTGAAGAGAATTATGAAGAATTAGGTAAAGAACTTAAAACGATTTTAAGACATTTATTAGGAGAAGCGGATAAGGGATCGTTTGAATCTAAAGAGAAATTTAGAGATTGGTATAAGAAACAGCTTTTTAAAGTTAAGTAGTTGTATTTGTTTCCCTATTGGTTTGATTGTTTTTGACCAAAGTACCAATAATACTAATGCTAATTCCCGAAGCACCAATAATAAGCAATAATGCATTTAGATATTCGTTACGATTAACTCCCCAAACTGATAAACTATCAAAAATTTGTTTCCAAAAGTGGGCCTGAAACCATAATCCAGCACAAAATGCTCCAATCATACCGCTATATTTGTGAAACCATGAGGATTGTATCATCCATTGAACAATTTTATCAATTATTATCATATTAGTACCCTCCGTATACACTATCTTTATTTCCATTATCATCATAATTCCAAGATTTTTTAGTTTCATCTTCAGAATCTTGATTATATTTTTTATCTGGTTCAATAGTTGGCGTACCGCTAACTTTACCATATTGTGTATTGTCGGAAATTTGATTAGAACCGTGCTCTCTTGGAGCATTTGGTTCATAACTGTAATCAAATCTCTTGCACTTGATATACCATACAATGTGGGCCATGAGAGGATTCATTTGACCGGGGAAGTTTTCATCCCTACGTTCAGTTATTTCATATACATTTGGGCCTCTTAACCAATTGTCCCAAGACCAAGCACCACTAACACCAGTTACCAATCCATTGGACATACTTTTTAAACTATCTGGATTTGTTAAGTCACAAACGTTTGTAGAGCTTACACCAGACAGTTGGGTAGATGGGTAGCTGTTGGGATATCCGCCCCCACCTGGGCGATCCCACCCCACTTCATCAAGCCTTAAAAGGTCGCCAGCCTTTGGAGCAGCCAAAGGATTACCAACAGATTCTGCAAAATCTTTTATAGGAATTACAACGGTTAAATCGGCGTCGGTTTGGATTCCAAATTTGCTTAATAATAAACTGTCATTATTTAATTGTGCAAGTGCTAACATTGTTATTGGTGCTGGCCATTGTGCCGTTGGTTCTTCACCATACAAAAAGTCGTGTCCACTCAAAGAATATGGATGAACAAAATATGAAATTGAGGTTCCATATAATTGTGTAGCCTCACTCCACCAATTAGCAAACATGTTACGTTCGTTTTCATTGGTGTTTTTATTTGTAAATCTAACTCTTTGGTTATTACATTTCATACTGTAATTATTTAGTTGTTATTTATCATTTTCTTATTGAAATTTGGTATACTATCTGATAAATAATTATGAAAGGATAAATATGAAAACATTAGAATATTGGCAACAAAATAAAAAGACAATTCCTTTAGAAAAAACTGAAGAAAATTTTAATATTTGTTGGATTTGTGGAAAACAATTTAAGCGAAAGCAAGGCACCACAAGACATTGTACAGAAACCCACAAAATAGACGGAGAAGAATATTATATTAAATTTTTTAAGAAAGAAAACGAAGATATGTGTAAAGTATGTGGCAAGAAAACAAAATATTTTTTTGGAAAATATTTAGATTTTTGCTCGTATACTTGTTCAAATCGTTGTGTTGATACGAATATTAAGAGAGCACAAGCAATTAAAAAGGCTTGGAAAACTGTTGATATTAATGAACGACAAATAAAAACTAATCAAACAATACTTAACCATTTTGGCGATTTTGAAACATATCATAAAAATAGAATTAGAAAATCTGAAATTACGTGTTTAAAAAAGTATGGAACAAAATCATATATCCAATCTGAATTTGGAAAAAACGATTTTAAAGATAAAATAAGAAACAAATATGGTGTTGAAAATGTTTCACAATTGGAAAATATTAAAAAATTGAAGAAAAAGCGTATTAACGAAAATACATATGAAAATATGAAACGATTTCAAAATGTTACTAAACCTTTGTTTACAATTGAAGAATATAATGGAAACAATCAAACAGATATATATGATTGGCTATGTTGTAAATGTAATACGCCATTTAAAGATTATTATGATAATGGAAAAATTCCAAAATGTTTAAAATGTTATCCAAGAATACGATCAAACATTGAAAGAGAATTTAAAGAGATTTTAGATATTAATTATATAAGGCATATTTCTAATTGTCGATCCGTTTTAGATAATCATAATGAATTAGATTTTTATTGTGAGGATAAAAAAATTGCTATCGAAATAAATGGATTATATTGGCACGGAGAACTGTCTGGCGGTAAAGATAAAAATTATCATTTGCAAAAAACTGTTGAATGTTATAAAAAAAATATTCAATTAATACATATTTTTGAAGATGAACTTTATAATAAAATTTTAATTGTTAAACAACGATTAAAACATATTTTTGGATTAGTAATGCGAAATATATATGCTCGCAAATGTATTATTAAAGAAATAGATGATAAAATTAAAAATGGATTTCTTGATAAATATCATTTGCAGGGAAAAGATAAGTGCAATATCAATCTTGGTCTATTTTATAAAAATCGATTAGTTGCTGTAATGACGTTTAGTAAACTTCGTAAAGCTCTTGGTCAAATACATAAAGAAGGCTTTTGGGAACTAAGTCGTTTTGCAACTATAGCTAATTTTAATATTATTGGTGGTGCTAGTAAACTATTAACATATTTTGAAAAGACTTATAATCCGATTCAAATTATTACATATGCAGATCGTAGATGGTCACAAGGCAATATGTATTATAAATTAGGATTTAAACTGGATCACATGAGTCCACCAAGTTATTGGTATATGTATAATCATACTATAAAACGAATACACCGATTTAATTTTCGAAAAAACGTATTAAAAGATAAATTAAAAATCTTTGATCCTAATTTGTCAGAATGGGAAAATATGAAAAATAATGGTTATGATCGTATATGGGATTGTGGAAATTTAGTTTTTATAAAAGAATATTAATTTTTATGTAATACTACTTTAGCCATTATCCCACCTAAACCTTCAATAGTATTTTTAAATCTGTCAAACTCTCCTGCCATGTTATAATATTCTGTTTTATTAATAGCCCTTAATTGCATTAATAATCCCATGTTTGTATATGAATCTGTGTTGTCAACAGTTATTGTATGAGATATAGGAATTAGTCCGTATTTGCGTAATAATGGTGTCCAATCATTAGTTAGAAAATCAATATACAAATTTTCAACTTGTTTTAGCATGGGAGATTTATTATTTTGGTATAGATTCTCTTCAAATACTGGATCAGGTTGAATACTACTATTATTAACATTAGTACAATAATCTTGTTGTATTTTCCATTCACTAAGTTTTGATTGTAATTTTTCTTCAGTATCTACATCTGTAGCTAAAAATGTTGGTTGTTGATATGGATAACCTTCAATAGTTACAACAACCATTCCTTCTTCTAAATTTGACGGTTCAATTTTAATAACATTCATATTAGAATATTCTCCTAACAGACATATAAGTGCCCGGGTTTGCCGCTAAAACAGTAACGGTAGATGTATAATTTTGATAACATCGCAGTTCAATCGTATCACCACTATTAAATCTTATAATTACCGCACCTGTTTGTGTAGCATTTAGTCTTGTTACTGAACCGGCTTCATAATCAACTTCCCAAAACGTCATTTGTCCTGCGCCATTAACCCCTACTCCTGCATAGTAACTTCTAGATGCTGGTCTATTTGACCATCTTACTCCCCAACATACAAGATATGTACCTGTTGCTGGCACTGTATATTTACCAGTACTTGTATTATAATTACCACCATCATCAAACCGTTCTGTTTGACATGGTAATGTTGTATATGTAGCGGCTGCTATAGTCTGATCTGCACTCAGATATCCAGTAAATCCTGTTGTATTATTATACCATTTAATTCCAGCATCCGCCGTACTATCTGCTATTAATATACTATTATTTACACCAACCGGTAATGCACTTATTGTAGTTGTAAATGTTGCCAAATCTCCTTTAGTAGTTAAAACGGTAATATCGCCAGATAAATAAAAACCACTATTAGCAACAAGATTGGTATAAGCATCTGACCAATTTGCACTATTTGTTTGAACAATAGTATAAACGCCATTCCAATTTGCACTATTCGGAGAAACAGCAGTATATGTTCCGTTCCAATTAGCACTGTTGGCTTGTACAATAGTATAACCAGAAGTCCAGTTCGCGCTATTTGTAGTAGTTATAGTATATGCACTTTGCCAATTGGCAGTAAGTGGAACAATTTCACTTTTTCCAATAAAATCTGAATTTTGCGCTTCTGTTAAATGATAATATTCTCCAGTAGTTCCACCTTGCAATCCGGCTAATGAATTATGATTTGTGGCAGCAGCCGCGTTTGTTATACTAATATTTGATCCAATTAATCTTTCATATGCTTCTAATCTTGCATTATATGTTGTAGGATTACTACCAACTCTACGATAAGTAAATTTAGCTATAGCTACAATTTCTTGAAACGGCAACGATCCTAATTGTAACGTATTAACAGTTTCTGCTTGTGCTAAAGCCAATGTCGAATATGATGCTTGGCTTGGTATAATAAATATATTTCTTCCTGTAGGCGTTAATGTTGTTGTTGCAAAAACATAACTGTTTATCCAAGTATTATTGGTTGTTATTTCTGTGATTGACCAATCAGATGATCGATTGTATGCAATGTTGCTGCCTGCTGTTAAATATGGCAACATACTTTGTGTCCATGTCCACATTCCTGATCCAGACACTGTTCTATAAAGTATAGTATATGGACTAAATTGATTAAATTGACCTATAGAAAATGTGATATCTTCATCAGCAATTTGTCCCTGTGTTATTCCAAACGAAACTGTTGATATTGTTGGCGTTCCAGCACCAGCTTGGACAGTATATCCAAAAGGTAATAGTCCATTTAATAATTGTGTACCACGGGTTAGATGTAGATTTCGATGTGTTGCGCCGTCCATTACACAACCGTGTCGCTCTTCTAAAAGAAAATAATCTGCCCCGTTCCAATATACATATGCTATTGGAGCACTTGGTGATTCCAAGCTCCAAGACGTTCCATCAGAATAAGTATAATTGCCGTTTTCATTAATATAAAAATAATGTGATCCTGTAGTATTATTAATTTGTGTGGATAAGCTAATTGTATAAATAGTCTTAACTCCTTTAGACCAAATAATGGTATTATTTGGAGTAAAAGTAAAAGTTCTAGTAGAAGCAACAAAATTTAAAGTTGAGGACGTTCTTTCTTCAAATCCTGTTGGTTCCTTTAATGCTGAAATGGTTTCTAAAAACGTACTGCTTAAATAAGAGAGATTTATACTTTGAGCATCCCATGTTGCGCTGTGTGAACAAACCGTAGTATAAGCAGAGTTCCAATTGGCCGATAATAACGGTATGTCACCTAAACTTGTTTCTGTTCCACTTAATAAATATGCCGCACTGTTAGTTAATAAATTGGTATATGCAGCTTCCCAATGTGTACTATTAGCTTGTACTATGGTGTATGTAGAATTCCAATTTGCAGACAATGTTGGTATATCACCCAAATCTGATGAACCACCAAGTAGATAAGTTGCACTATTTGTTACTAAATTCGTATATGCATCCGACCAATTACTACTATTTGCTTGAACTATAGTATATGTAGAGTTCCAATTAGCCGATAACAATGGAATGTCTCCTAAATCTGTTACTGCTCCGCTTAATAAATATGCCGCACTGTTAGTTAATAAATTAGTATATGCAGCTTCCCAATGAGCACTATTCGCAGTAACAGCGGTATATGCCGCCGTCCAGCTTGCAGAAAGCATAGGAATTTGTCCTAAATCGACATCTGAACCACTTAATAAATATGCAGCACTATTAGCCAATAGATTAGTATATGCGGCTTCCCAATAAGCACTATTTGCCTGAACTGTAACATATGTAGAATTCCAATTAGCACTTGCCAAGCTTATTTCTGTTAAATCTCCACCTGTTATTGAATAATAATTATTAGTAACAATATTGGTGGTAGTTCCACCACCGGTTCCAACGGTGTTTCGGAACTTACGTTTATATCGTTCGTGAATTGGACTAATCATTTCCATAGTATAATTATTTATTGAAAAGATGGAAATTGTAAACATTATGATAAATAATAATGTATATCGGGAGATAAACATGATTAAAAATAAAAAAGACAAAGGAACATTTATTAGATTATCTATTGTTGAACTTGAAATGTTAAAAATTTTGAAAGAAAAACATTATATTAATATTTCAGCTATGATACGCGATTTTATAAAGGAAACATATAAAAAATATGAAAACAAATTTTAATCCGCCATTTGATTGTTTATTATGTGGTAAAAAATTAAACACGAACAAATCTCGTAGTCAACATTTAATTAAAAAACATAATATACAACCAAAAGATTACTATGATCAACATATAAAAACAAAGGAAGAAGGACATTGTTTAACATGTAAGGGAGATATTCAATGGAAGGCCGGAAAAGGATATCACAGATTTTGTTCAGCATCGTGTGCAATGCAAAATATAGAGATTCAGAAAAAAATTAATAATATAGAAACAAATAATCAGCGCAGCAATAATTATAAAAACAAAACAAAAGAGGACATTTTAATAGAAAATAAAAAGAGAGAAGAAACTAATTTAATAAAATATGGTGTTATTTATCCAATGAAAAATAATATTATAAAAAATAAACGAATTATTAATACATTAAAAAAGTATGGTGTTAAACATACTAGTATGTTAAAAGAAGTACAAGAAAAACGATTAAGTCACCAACCAGATTTTTTTATTGGTAAACCATACATTTTACCTAGTAATAAAATTATATATGTTTTAGGATATGAAAATAATTTTTTAGATTATGTATTTCAAAATAAATTAATAAATGAAGAAGATTTTGATTTTAAAAAACGAGCATTTAAATATCAAGACTGTAATCAAATAAAACATTATTATCCAGATTTTTATATTCCTAAGTTTGATTTATTTATTGAAATCAAATCAACTTATGTAATGCAAAGATTGCAAGGAATTAATAATTGTTTATTAAAAGAAAATTCTGTTAAGGAATCTGGACATAATTATATTTTAATATTAGATAATAATTTTAAAGAATTTGAAGAGTATATTAAAATTCTTAGCCAAGGAAAAATTTAGCAGGCCAGGTGTCTACAAAGCCCGTTCCTGTTAGTAATTGTTTTTCAAGTTCTTCTTTTTCTTTTAATCCTTGAGATAACATATCATTAGCGTTTAATGTTCCCCCACCAAAAATAACCATATTATTATACTTTCCGCGTAATTGTCCAATGGCGATTTTTGTAAGCGCCAAGACATACATATAAACCCAAGGTTCAGTTATTAAATGTCGTATAGGAGCTTCTACATATGCCCCAATAACACAATAATAATTTTGTTCCGGTAATGGTTGTGGAAGAATTCTAAGTTGTTGTGTTTTTGGATCAAATCTAAAATATGCTTTTTGAGCAAGTACTTTCTCTCTTGTTTCAAGCCAACCCTTGAGCACCTCAAAGGTAATCAGGTCAAAGCCGCAGTTTCCTAACATATAACTAAAATATGTTTGTTGTGCAAGTGCTTGCTCCAAAGTGAATAATGTATTAACACCGCTTGCTTCCCCTTGTTCAAAACTCCAAACATCAATAACCTTTCGATAGTTTTTTAAATCATAATCATAGCTAGCTTTTTCATTTCTAAATTGAGTATTGAGCAATTCTGGAGTTTGTGAAAACATATCGTCTAATTTAATACCAGCACCTTGTTTATAAAGAGAAGTATTAAAAACTAAAAATTCTTCAGTATAACCACCATATTTTGAATACAATTCAATGGCAGTATCTATAAAATCTGAAACATTTTCATCACAAAGATCAAGATTCATAGTCGGCCATCCAAGCATTCGTTTTACTCTTATGATTAGATCGCTATAGGCTTCCAATTTTGGATTTAAATAGGTGCTTCCAGATTCGTTAGTGACATCAAATGCATATTTTCCAACCGAAATTACAGTATCTATATTGATATTATTGTTTGTATAGAAAGTATTATTTGAAGGATTAAGTTGTGTATTTGAATATAGATAAAGCGGAATACCATAATTGGTATCATTGTTACCAATAAGCATAAAACAATTGGCAGATGTAACATTGCCAACCATTGTTGGTGTTGAAAATTCCCAATTTACAATATCATCGATGCTTTGTGTTGGCAATTTATAAATTGGAACACACATTGAAGATGTATTAACTGTAAACGCAATTGCCAATCCATAAGCAGTAGCATTTGCATAAAAGGTTGAATTGATCAAATCAAAACTTGGTGTAGGCTGAAGCAACTCAACCGTTGTATCGCTGAACGTAAACACCGGAATACCAATATTTGTGTTATTTATTTTGGCTGTTAAAAAACTGGATGTGGCAGTGGTTGCCGAAACGATGGTCGCATTTTCAATTTTAATAAAATTTGCCATATTAGAAATCCTTACAGTGACTATTTTTAATTATTTATTCAAATTAGCAACATTCTTAACTTATAATTGAATTATATAAAAAATATCTTGCAGTTTTTAAATTTTTTGATAGAATTGTGATAATAAGTTGATAAATTAGGATTAAAAGATCATATGATCTATTGGTACAATGAGTTACGAAAAATTTTCTAGATTTACGTCATTTGAAGACTAAATTATTATAGTTTCTACAGGAGAAAATTCATGATCAAATATGAAGATGTTAAACACATTACAACCGAAGAATATTTTAATAATAATCAGTTTAGTATTGATGCATTTAATGATAAATATAGATTAAAAGATGATGAAACGGCTATTGGTGCAATAAAAAGAGTATGTGATTTTGTAGCATCTGTTGAAAAAACCGAAGTATTAAGAGATTATTGGTCAAAACGCTGGTTTGATGAGATTTATGATGGTTGGTGGTTTCCTGCTGGTGGTATTATGCAGGGAGCAGGTTCTGGAAAGAATATAAGTCTTGCAAATTGTTGTCACATTTCACTTGGAAACATTGATCCAGACAATGAATGGGATTCTCTAGAGGCCATTATTAGAAATTGTACATATGATGTGGCCAAAAGTGCTGCTTATCGACAAGGGTTGGGAGTAGATTTTAGTCGCATTCGTCCAAGAGGAACAAATGTTGAAAATTCTGCCAACGAATCAACAGGTGCAGTCCACTGGATGAAATTTATGGATCAGATTTCTTACTTTATTGGACAAAATGGACGTATTCCGGCCATGTTATTTTCACTTCGCTGTGATCATCCTGATATTGAAGAGTTTATCAAGGTCAAAGGTGATCGAACAGTTATTCAAAATGCTAATATTAGCGTACATTGTACAGATAAATTTTATAAAGCGGTAGAAAAAGATGAAGATTGGACACTTCATTTTGATATTCCTGAAATTAAAAAGGGGCAGAAAGTCTATATTGATGTACACTCAAGAGACATGGATACAAAACAGGACGAAAAGGGCTGGTATTACATTGCCAAGAAGTATAGAAAGGCTGAAAAAATACGAAAAACCGTAAAAGCCAGAGCTTTGATGGAACTGTTAGCCAAGAACATGATGGCGAATGCGGAACCGGGTATTCAAAATATTGATATTGCGAGAAAATATTCCAACAGTGATTATCTTTATGATCCAAAGGGCGAATATGATCCAAGAATTTCTGGAACAAACGCCTGTTCGGAACAGTATCTTTCTCGTAACAGTCTTTGTGTATTATCATCTTCCAATTGTGAAAAATTTTCTACTGATCCAAAAGAATATGAATGGGAATTTGAAAAAATTTGCACATCCATGAATCGATTTTTAGATAATGTAAACGAATGTGAATTAGAATATCTGACATATGCAACTCCACATCAGAGGCTTGCAATCGAATCCCTACGCAGAACCGGAGCAGGATTGACCAATTTTGCTGGTTGGTTATTCAAGAAAAATCTAGAATACGGAACAAAAGAAGCCAATGCGGCAACAGAACACTTTGTTGAAAGATTTAATTATCATCTCTATCAATCTTCTATTGAATTAGGAAAAGAAAAGGGATCATTTAAGCTTTTCAATCGTCAAAAATATGAACAAAGTCCATTTATTCAGCATATGATGAAGCTTGGATTGAAGTTTGAAGCAATGCGTAATTGTAATTGTAGTAGTATTGCACCAACAGGAACACTTTCTCTGATGTTTAGAGAACTTGTAATGTCATATGGCATTGAACAAGCGTTTGGAATGTATTATTGGAAACGAACGCGCATTACTGGAAAATATGAATATTACTTTTGTGTTCCATCCATTGTTAGAAAGCTGTTTAGAGACAAGGGAATCGAACTTCCAATTCAATCTGACACGATAAAGGATACGTGGGACGGAAAACTTGGAAAACCTGTAGCAGATATGATTGATGCTAATGCTAAAAAACTTGGAATACATTTTAAAAATGCTACTGAAGTTAAACCGATGGATAAATTGAATATGATGGCAGGAATTATGAAGAATATTGATTCTTCCATTTCGGTTACTTATATGTTACCGGAAGATTCAAAGTGGACAGACATCTATGATTTTATCATTGAAGCACACAAAAAAGAAGTAAAGAGTATTGCAGCATTTCCCGATAAGAAAATGTATGGAATTGTCACTTTTATACCATTTAAAGACCTTGCTGTAAAATTATTAAAGGAAAATATTCAAATTCATCCACAAAACTTTACAGAGGACGAACTAAAAGAACTAAATATTACATCTAGTACAGAAAGTATCGTGAAAACAAAAGCACCAAAGCGTCCAAAAGAATTGTTGTGTGATATTTATCATGTTAAAGTGACTAAAAAATTAGATAAACTAAGAATCTTTGATTATATGGTTATGGTTGGGTTATTTTCAAATAGCGCATATGAAATCTTTGCCATTGAAAATGGAAAATATGATAAAAAATTAACAAAAGGTAGAATTATTAAAGAAACAAGGGGCCGTTATCATCTTATTTTTGAAGACGGCACCGAAATTAAAGACATTACAAAGAATACGACAGAAAACGAAGACGCTTTAACAAGAATGACATCCACCGCATTACGACACGGAGCAGATGTATCATTTATTGTGCAACAACTCGACAAAGTAGAAGGAAGAGAATTAGGCAGCTTTTCAACCGCCTTATCCAGAGCTTTAAAACATTATATCAAAGAAGGAACGGTAATTACCGGCGAAGATTGTCCAGATTGTGTTAAACTCGGAATGAAGGGAACACTAATCCGAGAGAATGGATGTGTTCGTTGTATAGCTTGTCCGTACACACGATGTGGATAAATTTTAATATTGAATTTAATAAATAGTTATATGAATAATGATATTAAAACTCTTGAAGAAGCATATGAACAGATTCGAAATGAGAACAGCGAACCAGTAATAGGCAAACCAGACATATCGTTTATTGGCGGAAAGGCTCCTTGTGGATGCAAACTACGAATAAGCGTAAGACCTGATGCAATGGAAGAACAAACTGCATTTTTATGGTTATGTGATAAACATAAAACTGGTACAGAAGATAGCACTATTGAACGCAATTATAAGCAGGGTCATGGTGATGTGCTTGGAAGAGGTTCTGATTTTATGCAAGCTTAATCATAGCTTCTATTGTATTTATTAATTTCTTTAATTTTTTTATATTTTATATTTAACTTGTCGAGAACGACTTCAATTGGAGCAGGAGCATAGTTCCAATCTGGAACATCAACCCCAACATCACAAGAAACACCCGTATCAACACGTTCAAGCCTGCCGTGAACATGACCAAAGATATGCTTGCGCCCGTGAAATGCAGCATTCCAAGAGCGTAATGGATAATGACAAAGCACGATCTTTTCTCCGTTTATTTTTATTTCGCGCAGATCATAAACTTCTGAAAAGCATTCTTTATAAACAGCTTCTGCCATTTGATCATGGTTGCCTTTTATAAGAATAATTTTTCCATTAAGACGCATACGAAGTTTACGATAAAGTTTCATTCTTGGAGTACCATCATCTTGTTTTGGAATCATAGCAAAATCTCCAAGATGATATATAATATCACCACGTTTAACAACATTGTTCCAGTTAGTTATTAATGCTTCGTCGTGTTCTTCGATTGTATGCCAAGGACGATTGCAATGAATGCGAATCCTATCATGGCCGAAATGAGTATCCGAAATTAGAAATATATTTTTCATTTAAGAAGTGTATCAATATTGTTTATTTGTGTCAATAAAAAAACAGCCCCCAGAAATTATCTAGGGGCTGTTGAACGGGGCGTTAGCCCAACTCGTCCACCACCTTGTTTTACGAACAAGGAAACGAACTATTATCCCTTTATTGTTCTTGGGTCTGTTATCTCATACTTGCTAATTGTTCTATTCATTACGGCTATAGGAGTGAAGTCTTCTCCACTCAAAACTGCCTTTAGAACTGACGGACTATATCCGCTTACCAATGCAACATCCTTCTTGAATGCAGTTTCAGGTTGATTCTGGTATCCAGCAAGATTCCAATATACGATCTGCGGTCTTGCGTATCCAGCAGCTTCCCACTCCTTCAAGCTTTCCTCAACAGGAGTTTCGGAGTGTGTAACACCCTGATCAAATTGCATATCAGATAAAATAAGTAGAACGTTTGGCATTTGATCGTTTGTGGCGTTGAAGAACTTACCAGCATCAAGCAAAACCTTTAAAGCCTGCTTGATATCGGTAGAACCACAATATCCGTTTGGAATCTTATTTATTGCCGCAACCAGAGACATGCCCTTCCAACTTACAAGCTTAGAGTTGGTTGAGAAAGGAATAACCGCTCTGTAGAAAGGATTATTAGAACCAACTTTCTCACTGCAATACAATCCAAGTCCCAACGCAACGTCAAGCGCAGTTACGGAACCTGCAACATTAACACTAGACATGGAACCAGAAAAGTCTAGAATTGACATAATTCTCTTGTTGGTTTTTTCCATATAATTTGGAATGGCTTTCAACTGTGCTTCTGCCAAAGCATTTACAACAGCAGGATCGTCACCATAACAATGTTGAACCATTCTTACAATATCATGTGGAAGCAGAACTTCGGCATTAACCTTGTTAACAGATTCAGGACTTGCCAAAGACTCTCTCCATTCATTATAACGAGTTTCGTCGTGCTTCTTAAACGCATTCGCATAACGGGCAGAAGCGACAGATGGAACATGATTATAATTCACCTTTTCCCATCTTCCAGAACACATAAGACTTTCTACAACCATTGTTTTGGATACAAGAAGCTTACGAAATCCCTTTGGAGAAAATCCCATATAGTTACGAAGTTTTACATCTTGACGATCTGCCCACTTGGCAGCAAGACCAAAAACGTTTGCATCTACAGACTGAATTGCCAGACTCCAAATGTGTAAGGCATCCTTTTCACAAGGAGTATTATACAGAGCAACTAAATCATCCCAACGACCATATTTTGGAATTAAAGCTATGTTGGCCTTAATCCATTCTGGATAATTGTTTCCAAGCCAATTGATTATGGCGCGGAATCCGCTGCGATTCCCCGATCCGCCACGGCAATCACGAAGCCACATTGCCAACTGCATAGACTTATAATTATCAGTTCTCCATGCATTTTTAAATAACTCAAGAGCGGTGGACTCGTTTCCATAGTAAGTTCCCTTGTTAACATAAAGAGAACCTGCCTTTGAGAAAAATTCCACCAAGTTGTCCTCTGAGTGTTCAAACGCCACTGCACCATTACCGGTTCTTGCTGTTGCCTTCATGTTTTTCCTTTCTGGTTGATGTTTGTTTATCTTTGATGATAATTTATTGCGGAAATCAACCAATCTTTCTTTATTTTCTACAGACATATTAACAAAATATTTATTTAAAGTCAATATAAAGTTTTATTTTCTTTGTTTTTTATTATTTTTTAATATTTGTATTGGTGTTTATAAAGATATTATATAGATTTTTAATTAGAAATCAATAAATAATTAAAATAGAAGACATTAGGAGAATAATATGATGCCATTACGATTATTATTAGAAAAACCAATACTTAGTGAGTTAGAACTGATTGTTGAGGAAAAAAACACTAAAGAGCCAGCAAGTTATTATATAACTGGGCCATATTTGATGGCCGATAAACCAAATAAAAATCATAGGCAATATTCTCTAGTTGAAATGATAAATGAAGTAGATCGATATAAGCGCGAATTTATAAATTCAAATAGAGCGTTGGGTGAAATCAACCATCCATCAGATTCTACGGAAGTTGACTTGACCCGCGCCTGCCATAGTGTGATTCAACTTGAACAAAAAGACAATAATTATTTTTGGGGCAAATCAAAAATTCTTTCAACACCATCTGGTGTTATTTGTCGCCAACTTTTACAGGATGGAATTAAATTGGGAATTTCAAGTCGCGCATTAGGACGATTAGTACCCCGTGGAGAGATTAATCTTGTTGAAGGATTAAGAATATTGGCGCTTGATATTGTACACGAACCTTCCGTTAGCGATGCCATGTTGGAATCTATCATGGAAAATCGTCAATTTATAATCGATCAAGGTGGAAAAATTGTTGAACTTGCCTGTGATAGTCTTGAATGTAAATTGAATGCGTTGCCAAAGAAAGATGTGGACAATTATCTTGTGGAAGCGTTTGCAAGTTTTATTAATAGCTTAAAGGGTTAATAATGAACATTGATAATGATGTGATTGCATTGATGGAAGCATATGAAACGGAAATAATCATGCAAGATAAACTATTAAAAGAGAATTTTGATGATGTCAGAAGGAAAATAGACGAATTAATTTCTGAATTTCAAAAAATGTTACACCATTTCGATACGGAAAAAGCTGGAAGTTCGCATATAAAAAATAAAATTCGAAGTATTTTATTACAACTAGAGCCGATACGTAATTCATTATATTAAGGAAAACAATATGAAAGATGACAAAGACACGATTGCACTGATTGAGGCTTATTCCGATTATTTTTTGCGTTCTAATAAACCTATTACACGAAAAGTACAAATTTCGGCTGATGTTCGAATTACAAAAACCACTAAAGGTTGGGATGTTCAAGTTTTTGATCCCGAAGTTCGCACTTACATACCTGCTAGCGAATTTTTATCAGATGCAGTTTTAAGACAATATTCCAAAGATCAGAAAAATTATGAACGAAATGTAAGTCAATCTAAAGCCGGTATGCCACAAGGAAATTAATATGCTTGATACGGATACAAGTTTGTTAATGGAAGCTTATCAGCAAATTGTAGAGAGAGTTATTAAACGTACTGGTCCTAAAACTGTTGACAGGCAAGACATTTCAAATTTTATATACAAAATAACAAATGGTGGAAAAGAATTGTTTTCCATCTATACGATTCGAAAGGGCGATAGCAAGACCGATCCCAAAAAAAGAGCCGGAATGTCAATGAAAATCACAGGAAAATATGGAGCATGTAAGGCATCTTTACGGGCAGCACAAACTCGTAGACCAGAATTAAATGCAAAGGTTCAATATGCAAAAAATGCAATTTTACGAATGTGTGTTACCGAAGTGGATGGTGTTGATTATGTAAGCCGATTTTCTCCAGAAAACAGAACACGTTCTTATGATGTTACCAATATAATTAAGATTGAAGCTGGTGGCGAAACATATGATGTGGTTTAATTTGCAATTTTTGTACTGAAAAAGAATAAATAATTAAAAATAAGGATATAAACTATGCCAGACGACAAAACACATTTAAGTAATTTCGTAAAGAATATTTTTGAGGATGATTTTGCTAAGGCAAAAGAAGAATTACAAGCCGCTATTGTTGAGAAATTAAAGGGTCGCATGAAAACCCAAATGGAAGAACAATATCAACCAAAGACCGGCGCAACGTGCAGTTGCAAACAAGGCAAGCAGCGCGATAATTGCACAAAATGCGAAGGAACGGGAAAGGTTGTCGATTTCAAAGCAATTCGTGAAAAAGGCAAAACAATGAAAAAGGAGAATAACTAATATGGACACTAAGAGAATCGAAGATATATTGAAGTCGATCAGCAATGAAGTTTTAACAGAAGAAACAAAGACTGCCATTGCAAAATCATTTAATGAAGCCGTTGAAGACAAGGCGAAGTCACAGGTTCAATTAATGGTTGAAAACGAACTTAGCAAAATGGATGCCGATCATACAGATAAGATGAAGAAGCTTATCGAAGCAATTGATGAGGACCATGTTAAGAAGTTTAAAGTTGTTGTGCAGAAGATAGACGAATCACATACTGCCAAATTAAAGAAGATTATTGAAAAGTATGAAACAGAATTGAAGAACGGTGCCGAGTCGTTGCGTTCTGATTTAGTTTCTAAGATTTCCAATTATCTTGATTTGTATCTTGAGGAAACCGTTCCTGCTGGTCAGTTGAAGGAAGCGGTTGAAAACATTCGTGCTCGCAAGATGTTGGAAGAAATCAAGAAAATCGTCGCCATTGATCCAGAGTTTATCAGCGAAAACTTCAAGGAAGCCTTGAAAGATGGACACGATACCATTGAGAAGCTTCGTGAAGAACTCAATTCAAAGATCAAGGAATCGGTTGAGATTAATCAACAGTTGATCAACACCAAGGCGCAACTGATTATGGAGCAAAAGACAAAAGACCTTCCAGACAACAAGAAGAAATTTGTTGTAAAACTTCTTGAAGGAAAGAAACCAGAAGAAATTGAAGCAAACTTTAATTTTGTTCTTGAGATGTACGATCACGAAGAAGCTGACAAAGTTGATGTTGCCGCAGAAGCTGCAAAAAGTGGCGCGAAAACGCTTACAAACAAGGTTGATGCTCCAAAATCAATGCTAAAAGAAAACATTCAGCCAAGTGAAAAAGATACAGAAACTGTTGGCGTAGAGAGCTATTTGGAAGGATTGCAAAGTATATAATTTGAAATTTTGGTTTTCAAATTAATAAATACTTTTAGAAAATGAATGTGCAAAGGTTGCACATTAGTTAGTAGTAGATGGAGAATTAAAAAATATGAACGTAAGTCCAAGTCCTGGTTACGTAGATCGTCGTCGAGCAACACAGTTGCTTGAGAAGTGGAAGCCCATCCTAGATTTCAAATCTGATAAGGTTAAGGCTTTGGAAGATTCGCATACCCGTTTAAGTACTGCGGTACTTTTAGAGAACCAAGAGCAATATTGCTTGCGCGAAACAACTCAAGCTGGTGGAACCGGTGGAGCCTTTACCGGATATTCTGGTACAGTTGACGCTGGACAATATGGCGGCAACGTTGGTAATACAGACTTTTATGCTACGGGCGATGCTCGTTTGCCTAAAGTTCTTATTCCAATGATTCGTCGTACATTCCCAGAGTTGATCACAAACGAGATCGTTGGCGTTCAGCCAATGAGCGGTCCCGTTGGATTGGCGTTTGCACTTCGTTATCGTTATGATGCTACATCATTATCTAATGGTGCCGCATGTCAGGATGGAAACACATGTGCAGAGCAGCCTTGGGCCACAGCATCTGATAACCAAGAAGTTGGTTGGAACTATCTTAATACCGCTTATACTGGCACAACCAGCAATAAGTTAACTGGTACTGGATTGACAGACTTCGCATGGGCAACCGGCGATTCTGGTGTTGCTGCATTAATGAGTCAGTTTGAGTTGAGTGGCAGAATTCCACAGATGACCATCCAGTTTGAGAAGACCGCCGTTGAGGCCGGAACTCGCAGATTGGCAGCTAAGTGGAGTGTTGAACTTGAGCAAGACTTGAAGAATATGAACGGAATCGACATCGACAATGAATTGACTAACGCAATGAGTTATGAGATTCAGGCCGAGATTGACCGTGAAATGATTATGCGTATGATTCAGATTTGCTTGAACGCTGGTGTCGCTACTCCTTCAAAGGGTACTGGCTACTCGTTCTGGTATGCTGGTTCAGCCGATGCTCGTTGGCTTGCTGAAAGAAACCGTGACTTCTATGCTCGTTGCATAGTTGAGGCAAACCGTGTTGCTATTAACAACCGTCGTGGTCCTGCAAACTTCATTGTTGCAACTCCAAGAGTCTGCGCGATTTTGGAAATGCTTCCTGAATTCAAGTTCATGCCTGTTAATGGTACGGTAAATACACAGCCTGCTGGTATTGCCAAGGTTGGTAGTGTTGGTGGTAGATTTAATATCTATCGTGATACGAGAACCGAAGCACAGTATCAGACCGGACAGAGAACGTCGGTAGTTGAGTATGCTCTGTTGGGTTATAAGGGTGCAGAGTATTATGATACGGGTATCGTATATTGCCCATATATTCCAGTGATGATTCAGCGTACAATTGGTCCTAACGACTTCAGCCCAAGAGTAGGCTTGCTTACTCGTTATGCTGTGGTTGACCACTTGTTCGGATCGAACTTGTTCTATCACTTGATTATCTGCAAGGGTATTGGCGATGCCTTCGTTCCCGGGTCGGCACACTTGTATCTATAATATTAAATAATATTATTTTTACAGTAATATTGTAAATGAAACAAGGGTTACGAAAGTAGCCCTTGTTTTTTATATGAGTTATAATAAATTATTATAGTGATACAAACAATAGATTAAGGAACATATATGCAAGAAGTTAAATATAAAATTAATCAGTTATTACAAAATAAAAAAGCTAGATATATTACAGAACAATTTATTAAAAAAGTTTATGGTATTGATGTTTATAATGAAATATTATTACAAACCGTATTTTTAGATGATAAACATACACTATCTGAAAAACTTTTTTGTTTTATATACGATATTAAAGAACATGTAACATGTTTACATTGTCATACTCCAATTAATATTTTTGAAAGATTTTATGCTAGTAAAGAACAATATATTGAAAGATTTTGTTCACGATCATGTATACGCAAATATATGTATGATATGACAACTGA